GCTGTCTTCAGTGGCACCGAACATCTTTTCGGTCGTGCCGCCGATGTAGGTGAACACGCTTTCGCACGGGTCAGTGAGCGACACCGTGGCGTGCTTCTGCGATCCGCCCCAAAGCTTGATCCCCGTAGACGTGGGGAACCAGTTTTCCAGCACCAGCGCAGTGCCAGCCTTGGCCGCTGCTTGGTTCTGAGCCGATACCCAGCCGAGAACCGGCGCGGGCAATGGCTTGGACCGGGACTGAGACCGTGCGGCCTGCTTGACCGCCTGCCTTGCGAGGCTCACGGGACAATCACGCCAGGATAGGCAACCGACACATCGGACGGAATGCGACGGGTGCCAATGTGGATGACGCGAGCACCCTTGTCAGTGCTAGCGAGGTTGTCGCGGCAGATGTTGTAGTTGGTCATGTCCTCGGCATAGGGTCGGCCCTTCGATGCCTTCCAACGCCAGATCAGACCCAGCTTCAGAATGCGGTCGCCAAGGAAAAACTCGTCAGTGTCCACCGTGAAATCGGTTTTGGTGAGCGTCGTGCTGCCCGTGGCGGAGACCAGCTTGTTGCTCATGTAGAAGTGTTTGACCGTCGCCGTGTTGGTTACAGCCGGGCGAATGTGGATTTGATTGCCATAGATGATCCACCGCCCGGTGACGGGTTCAAAGTCCAGAACATCGAGGGCAAGCCAGCGGTCCTCGTCCTCGATGCGTTCAAGTGGGGCATTGGGCTCGTCAGAGGGCCATAGGTTGGCTTTCTTGGGCATCCGGGCATAGTCTGCCGGTAAATCCCAATCCTCTTCCGTGCCGTCGCCTGTAATGGTGTTGAGTACCTTTAGCCGCTGCCAATCGAAGTCCTCGGCAATGGCCTTGGCGGTCTCGTTCACGAACGCCTGCATTTCCACAGACGTGCGGTCGGTCGCGGTGAACAATACGGTCGGAACCGTAATGCCGATCCACGGCGCAGCGTCTTTGACGGCTTGCAGGACGGTCATGGTTTAGGCTGCCTTTGATGCGAGTTCGGCGTTAATTTCGTCGGCGCGGGCAATCAGCGTCTTGATGCCGGGGTTGCCCAACGGACGCTGGCCGGTCTGGTCAGCAATCCAGTTCTTGATGTCGTCGGCCTGCCAGTTGGCAAACGGGGACGCGCTTGTGTCGGGCTCGTCCGGTTCGTCATTGGCAACGGGGGCCTTGACGCCCTTGGTCTGGGCAATCAGGTCGGCCATCTGGCGCTGAAGCGCTTCGATCTGTTCGTCGCGGGCTGCGAGTTCAGCGGCCATCTGTGCGCTGTTGGCGCTACCGGCTGCCTTGTCGAGCCATGCCTGCGCCTGGTTCTTGAGTTCGCGGCCACCCATGCCGATGCGCTGGAGCATCGTACCGTCAAGGCCAGCGAGACCTTCCACGGTGAAAATCTTGAGGGCCTTCAGTTCCTCACGGCGCGAAGCGGTCAGCCACGGAACTTCAGTCAGCGGCGTACCGCCTGCGGCCTGCTGGTCCATGTTGGCTTTGAAATAGCGATAGTGTTCGGCGTACTTCTGCGCCGGGGTGATTTCCTGCCCGGTTTCGCGGTCGCGCTCGGTCGGCTGGTGGGCCGGAGCAATCCAAGTGCTCTTGGGGTCGCCAACGATCTGAAGCTTGATAAACTCTTCATCTTCAAAGATCGGGCGGCCAGCCTCACGGGACTTGGCGGGGCGTTCAACGGGCTGCGTGTAGAATTCAACGTGGACGTGCGGGGCATCAGCCATAGAGATGGTTTTCCTTGTCTGAGAAGGTGCGGGGGGAAAGGAAGGGGCCGGAGTTTCCCCCGGCCCGTAGTCGTTTAGTCGGCCAGCGCGTCGTTAACGAACGGGCGCCAGATTTCAAACTCGGCCAGACCGGCAGAGGGAGTGCCCACAGCGGACGCGCCCTTGGCGTTCTGAACGCGGTCGCCTGCGACAATGGTATCATCGACAGAACCGGCAGTGCCCGTTCCATAGACGTTGGCATTGTCGAGGAAGCCAGCCAGCGCGAGGCCAACAGCCTTGCCGCCGATCTGATACCAGCCCCAAGTATTGGCGACGGTAGCAGCCATAGCGACGGCAACCGGGCCGATAGCATTTGCAGCGAGCAGAGTGGTGCTGCCATCGTCCATGTTGTAGGTGACCCAAGAACCGACAGCCGTAGAGGCCAAGCCCTTGAGGTAGATAAATTCGCCTGCGCCGTAGCTCGGATCAGTCGCGAAAACGATGGTGCCAACAGGCACCGCCGCAACGGTATCGACGGAACCGATCAGGGACTGACCAAGGCGGTTTTCAGTGATCGTGTAAGCCATGATCTAGACTCCTTTCATCAAGGCGAACTGTCGTAGAGCTTCGCGGTGTGCAGCGGATTGTTCAGGGTGAGGTTCCCGTACATGCCGATATGCTGGACTATAGCGTCCTGGTTCACCGGCATCTGCTTGCCGCCGAACTTCACGAAGTTACGATCAGGGTGGTAACGGAACTTCAGCGCGTTGGTGTCGAGGAAGTAGGTCGTGTTCGACGGCATGGCAGTGCCAATCCCGCCTTCCAAAACTACGTCAACCGACTTGCCTGCGCCGTAGTACTTCAGGGACGAGAAACCAAGCTTACCAAGCTCGTTCTCATTCGTGATCTGCTGGATGGCTACGGTCGCCGCAGTGTAGGCGATGTAGTGTTCCTGACCAGCCGCAATCACGTTCGGTCCCTTGTTGCCACGGCTGCGAGCGATCATGATATTATCAAAGATCGTCTTGACCGTGGTGCTGGACACCGCAGTGATACCCGCGAAAGCCGAGTTGGCGTCGTAGGTGGTGGTGCGCCAGATCGTGTTGGCGTTCCGGTCAATACCGCCATAGGTATTGGTCGGGGTGGTCGGGATTGCCATCTGCAACCCGCCGATCTGGTTGGCTTCAGCACCAGCCGAGTGGAGGTCTTCCACAAAGCGGTCCTGAAGTTCCTGCTCAGCCGCAGACATATGCTCTTCCATAATGTCTTTGAGCTGGTTGGTACCCGAGTTCTTCAGGATGTCTTCGCCCGACAGGGTGACCGAAACGGCGGCCAGCTTGGCGGTAAATTCGGCATCGTTGAAGAGTTCGGCAGGGGCCGGGTTCAGGAACTGGTAGCCCGAATAACGGGTGTAAGTACCGGACTCGTTGTAGAGCAGGCGTTCACGGATCGTAGGACCGGAGAACGTCTTGAACTGCCCCTTCTTCTTCATCAGGTAGAGGATGGCGTTGGAGTTCGACACAAGGTCTGCGTAACCCTGGGAGCGATCCTCAAGCGCCAGCGAGAAAGCTTCCTGAAGCTTTTCGGTGGAGGTCAGAGCCATGATGGCTGCCTTTCGCTGTTAAACCGTCAAAGGCCGAGCGCTGCGAAAGCGTCGTCCAAGGCGGCTCGGGGTGAGGATGGCGTCTTTCGTGATGCGGGGTCTGAGCCCGAACTTGGAGCGCCGTTGATGGAGAGGGAGCCCGGTAGCTTCTGAGGCGTGGGGGCCGGACTTGGCGCGGCTGGTGCTGGTGCGGGGGCGGATGAGGCCCGTTGTCCGTACCGGCGCGTATACCGCGCTTCGTCGTCTGCTTTTGCCTTTGCGAAGGCATCGGCAAGGGTCATGGACGGGTCGCGCAAATATGCTGCGATCTCTGCATCCAATTCGTTGAATAGCGCACGGTCTGCTTCCGGCATTGCCGTCATGAAGCCCTCAAGGGATTGGTTGATCCCCTGCGTGCGCTGCTGTTCGATGGTCTGGGTTACACCACCAAGGCTGTTCTTGAGTTGCGCCAGTTCGTTGCGCAGTTCGGTAATAGTCTGATCCTGCGGGGCCTGCGGCGTGCCGGTCAGCTTGGCAACCCATGCCTCGACAGACTGGCCCTTGTTCTGGAAAATCTGGCGAATGCCCGCGTCAAAATCTTTCGCCAGCAGCATGTCGATGCCGACATAGTTCTGAAGCGTGGCCTTGGGATCCATTCGGGATTGGACGGCAAGGTCCACGAAGGGCTTGAACGTGTCGTTGTAGACCGTCGCGTCACCGCGATACTTCTCAATCCCCTGCTCTAGCTCACGAATGGCGCGGCTAACTTCTGCCTTGACCGGCTCGGGTGTCTTTGCCCAC